TTCGGTTACAAATAGTTAGTATAAATATCTTTTTTGTGCAATTTGTCTTTTGTGTGGCTCCGATCCAGCTCTGATCCATGCACTTCCGGAGGCATAATGCACAAAAGGCAGCGATCTTTTGACCGCTGCCCTCTTTTTTTACTCTTCGATTTCCACTTCTGTGATCTGTGCTTCCGCTTCTGCTACTTCTTCAGCAGTTGCTGTTCCGACTTTGTTTCCGTTCGCGTCGTATGTGTTCACAGTCCCATCTTCGTTCTTTTCAAGTGCTCCATCAGGAACTCGATCTGTTGCGATTGCTTTCATTTTATCCTCCTATTTGCTCAGATATTCTTTTGAACAGAATCCGATGTACTCTGTTCCGTCCAGGGTGACAGTGATGTATAACCACTTCACTCCGTTCGCTACGTTGTAATATCCGTAGTTGTGTACCTTCGTTCCTTTCGGGATCAGGCACAGGGCTTTCTTGTTCTTTCCTGCGTCATTTCTACAGTACAGGTTCGCCGTTGTCTTGTATGTCGCTGCCAGGCTCTTGTTGAGCTTTTTCGCTCCGCAGGTTGCCTTCACCGTCTTCGTGATCGGCTGATCTGCTGGCTGTGTCTTTCCTGTAGTCGCTGCGGATCCGTTCAGGATCTTGTTGACTTCTGCCTGGATAACTGCCGGATCATATCCTGCTGCCTTCAGGGCTTTCTTTCTGTCCTCTCCGTTGCCCCACTGTCCGGCGATGACTTCGTGCGCTACGGTTGAAGTGCTCTTTCCGGCTACCTGAACCGGAGCACTGACTGCTGTGGTCGTGCCGTACTTCGGTACGATAAATCCGCGGATATATCTGCCATTGATGGACACGGTTCTTTTCTTCACACTGTCGCTGTAGTTTCCTTCTGTCACTACGAAGTAGCCTGCTGACTTGTTGACGTAGGTTACAGTTCCGACGTGATCCGGATTGCCTGTATTGTTTCCTTTTCCTGTGTCCTCCCAGTCATACAGCACAGCGTCTCCGATGTTTGGCACGTATGCGTCGTTCTCTACCCACACGCCCATCTCTTTCGCTGCTTCGATCAGGTAATAGCAGGAAATTTCGATCGGCATGATTGGCGTGTACTTCAAGGCTACCGCAAGTGCTGACCAAGTGCACGCACACCAAGCCCAGCCGTATTCCATCTTTGTACTGCGTGGAAGTTTGCCCGTAAAACTGTTGTAGATGTCAATGATTGACTTGTATGATCCATCTGACTCCTTTTTTCCTACCCAGCTTTCCACAAGATCCACGACTGCCTGCCTTGAATACTTCACATTATCCACTTTTTTATCCACGCTTTTCACAGGATCGTACTGTGTCAGCTTGTACTGTGTGATCAGTGCGTACACATTCTTCACGTAGCTGGAACTTGTCGCATATCCATCCGCTTTGATCGTGTTCAGATATGTCTTCGGATCAGTGATTCCCTTCAGGTTGCTGTATCTGGTCAGCTGAATGAACTCGAAGTAGCCCTTCACGCCTTCTTCCATGTTGCTGTAGGCTCTGAAGTTATCTTTGATCGTTGTCAGGGTTCCGGCCGTGTACTCTTCCTGTGTGGTCATGTTTACAGACTTACCTTTCCAGGCAGTTCCGCATTTCAGCCCGAAGTAGTTGTGATATACTGCTGCAAGTTTTGATTCTCCCCAGCCGGACTCCAGGATCGCCTGTGCGATGATTGGACTGTATACCTTGATGCCGTACTGTGCCGCATACTTTTTCACGTATGCGGCGATCTTCTTGATAAATGTCTGTTTATCCATTTTTATTTCTCCTCATTGTTCTGTGCTTTTTGCGTCAGAATTTCGATGGCATTCTGGATCACTCCCGGAAGTGGAATCCCCATCAATCCAGCGTTCTCTACAATACTGATCAGTTCATTCGCCATGAATCCAATAATCACAGCGTTTCTGATGTAGTCCACGCCGATCGCCAGATCCAGGCGGTATGCGATCAGAACGAACAGAAGTGTCACACACTTCCTGCACAGTCCTTTCCATCCCGCACGGCTCTCCAGTGCTCCATTCTCTGACTTGTTGCTCTTGTGGAAGATGCCTGCTACTGCCAGGCCTGAAAGATAGTCGATTACCATGAAGATGATCAGAGTCACAAGGGCCTCGTCCCATCCTCCGAACGCTGCTGCGATTGCGCTTCCTGCAACGCCTACAGCTGTGCAGATAGTTTCTTTTGTCATCATGCTGTTATAACCTCCTCATTTTATACTCGATCTTGTCCAGATCGGTTTCTAATTGTTTACGTGCTTCTGAAAGATCATCGTCGAAGACTGCTCCTGCAATCTCCGCCTGTTCGATCAGGATAGCCTGCTTTCTGACGACTCCTGCCATCGCTTCGACTGCGCTGCACATCATGTCTACGATCTCCAGCAGGCTTCCAGATCCGCCTTCGTGTGGCTCCAGGTTACGCATACGCCTCTCCTGTGATGATCTCGTACTCTCTTTCTGTGATCTTCTTTCCGACCATATTCTTCAGCATTTTCTTCGTCCAGAATCCTTTCTTGTAGAATCCCTGGTATCTCTTCGCGATCGGACTCAGTTCTTCCTCTTCCTGGTCTTCCTGCTTTTCCTCCGGATCTGTCTGAACGTCTGCCGCTTTCTGGTCTTCTGTTGTTTCCTGGATCGCTGTTTCAGTCTCTACAGCCTCCGCAGCTGTTTTCTTTCTTGCTGCCATGCTCACGCCTCCTCTTCGTCGTCGATGTCTGTTCCTTCAGTTGCTTCTTCTACGGGCAGGTCGATGTCAGCCATCGCTGCCACGTATTCAAGTGTCGCCTGCTGCTTCTCCAGCTGTGCCTGCATGTCTTCCCTTTCCCTCTGTTCTTTCACAGTTCTCTTTCTTCTGGTCATGGTCATGCTCATGCTTCTGATCCTCCTTCCATAGATCTGCATAGTATTTGTTCATCCGGTTGATTAGTTTTGTGGAATTGCCTTTCGCAGCATGTGCCTTCCAGGCCTTGAAGCACTCGTCAACCTTCTTTCTGGTCATCTGGCCCTTCTTCACCAGACCGACCATGCGCCGGAGCTTCTTTCGCTCCTGCTTGACATTGTTCGGATCTATTATCCGGATAACTTTTCCTGTGCTCGTCAGCCTGTGCGTGAATCCCAGGAACTTGATTCCTTCTTTGATCGGATAGATCCTTGTCTTCTTCGGATGCAGCTCGAACTCTCTTTCGTTCAGATATGCCTCTATTGCATTCCGGCGGCATTGCAATTCTTCGATAGTCTCTCCAAACATTTGAAAGTCGTCCATATATCTCTCGAACTCTTTCGTATGAAGCTGCTCCTTTATCATGTGATCCATTGGATCCAAGACTGATATACCTGCAATCTGGATCATCTGGCTTCCCGGATTATAACCCTTCTCTCCCTCATACTGTTCGCGAAGGATCTTTTCTGTCATCTCGTAGATCACCGGAGGCAGTTTCTTTCGGAACGTCTCCTCTGCTACTTTGTGACTCATGTTTGGGTAATATCCGCGTATATCGCATTGTAAGACATAGCCTTCCAGACCGTGCAGCCTGTACCAGTGTTTCAGGAACTCGTCCAGCAGATCCTCCGCCGCATCCGTCCCCTTTCCTTTCTGGCAGGCCATATTCGCATGTATGAACGATTGTGTCATAATTGGATATATCACATTGTCGTTCAATGATCTCTGGTACACGCGATCCCTGAATGCTATGCTCACAGCTTCTCTTCTTTTCGGATGTGTGATCTCGAACTTCTTCGGCGGCCGTGGCTTGTACGTGCCTTCTTTCAGCTGTTTTTCCAGCTTCAGCGCCTGTTCTATCCCATTCAGATAGAAACTCGCCGCAGAGTCCTTCCAGAGCACGTTCTTCTTGCATCGGTGCATTGATTTATACAGCGCCTCGAAGCCGATCACTTGCTCCTTGATGTCTTCATCCATATAATTCACCTATTATTCTGTTGTTTCCGCCGCGTATATAGCGCCATGCTTCGCTGAAGCATCTTGCATCACGACAGTGTTGTTCGCCTGTTTCCAGGCATGGATTTCGGCTCCTTGCGTCTATCATTCGCAGACACCACGCCTACAGCGTGGCTTCTCGTCCACTTATCTGCGCAATCCGGGGCGAAGCGATTGCTGTTCACTGCGTTGTTGTTGTTGACGTTGCCGGACGCGTTCACATTCCACGTATTGTTCGCGTTGCCTCTGTTCGCACTGCGCAACCGCACGTTCTGCGCGCAGCCTACATCCATATACTTATCGCTGCTCTTGTGAGTAGCGTTTTGTATCTGATTCAATCCAGGATCGTATCAGGGTTCTGACTTCTATCGTCCTTTCTCCCCAGTATTTAATCCTCTTTAGTTTCAGATGGAACAGAGTCTGCGCCATCTGCATAAGTGCCAGGAGATTGTTGCAGTCGTTCGCTGCCTGCTCCTGAAGTCTTCTTCGTTCCTTCCGTTTTTCTTCGTCTTTTCCCACTCTGATATTATTCGCCGTCCAGCAGTGTATAAAAATGTCTTTTGCTGTCCGAATGATGTCGTCTGTGAGTGCATGTTGATATTCTGGAAGGAATACCTTTTTATTGCAGCAGATTTTAACTGTATAGATACTCAGCATGTTCGCTTTTGTAAGCACTGTGAACTTGCCTTTCCCTCTCTGCCCTTCCGGTACTGACATTTCTTTCTTCGTCCTTTCCTCTCCGGCATCCGTGGGTGCCGGAGATTATGTGATGGCTTTAGCAGATGACGCAAGCCGGGGCGAAGCGATTGCTGGTCACTGCGTTGCTGCTGCAGACGTTGCCGGACGCGTACACATACCACGTATTGGTCGCGCCGCCTCTGTACGCACTGCGCAACCGCACGTACTGCGCCGAAGTCTTTCCATCAATGCCGTATGTGATCGGGTGTCCTCCTTCTGCGAATGTCTTATACCACGGTGTCGGTGTGCTGCGTTCAACAGCCTGTTTCCAATAGTCCCAGGCTTCTCCCTCAACGCCTGATGCCTGTGGTGTGATGAACTCCTGCTCTAATGATGCAAGGAAGATCTTGTCGTATGTGTCTTCGTAGGTTCCTACGGCTGCATCTGTGACTGTGTTCAATGCTGTACGCACTCTCACTGGTTTGATCGCGTTCAGGAAGTCGTCTGAATATCCTGACAGGAATCCAGGCTTCGACGCAAGTTCTGCTGGTGGTCTGTCCCACTTGTGCTGTGGTTCCCACCACTGTCCTGCTGCCTTTGCGCTGTTCAGATACTGTCTGATTGCTGACTGACTCCATCTGTTGTACCCATACGCTACACGCTGCAAGCTGTTCAGTTTTCCGTCTCCAGCAAATGACAATGTACCCAGGTTGGTTCCATTGGATCCGGCTGTCGGTTTCACTGTCTCGATCGGTGTGGTGCTCTTTGCGTCTGTGAATGTCTGTACTGTCCACTCTGCTGCCGCCTTGTCCGGCATTGAATAGAATCCTGCAATCTGTCCGCCTGCTGGAACTGGCTTGCTCAGTGTGAACTGATACTGTTCGTTTTTCTTGCAATTATTGCCCCAGTTGTCGCCTACGATAATGTTGTAGGTTCCTGCTGCCAGCTCTGTCTCTGCATAATAGAATGCTTCTGCTGCATCGAACTGAACACCGAACGGTGAACAGAAATGCCACTGAAGATACATGCCTGGAACCTTGTCTCCGTTCTTCAGGTCGACGTTTGCAAAATGCACAATGTCATGCGGCACGTTGTAGCTTTTTGATCCGTCTGTCCAGTCAATGTTCAACTGATCACCGATGTCCATTAATACGTTGCCATATCCATCTCTTACAATCTTAGCGATCGCCGACATCTGCGACGCAAGTGCTGCGATCTGATCTCTTGCTGTTGCTTCCGAAATGGCTGTCTGTCGTCTCATTTCTTCCAGCATCTGCAAGCCTACTTCATTCGTCAATAATTTACCCATTTAGTCCTCCTTCTGGCATATGTCGCCGTCATCGTCTATATACAGCCCAATCTCGTCGAACTGTCCTCTGATTGCGTCTCCAAGTGTTGCATATGTTTTCCCTTTTCTGTCCACCCTTGCCTCCGCAATCTCTCCTTCTGCTGATCCAGTATAGTCTGCAAGTGCAGCGTCCAGTCTCGCCTTCAGCTGCGCGTTCTCTTTCTTCAGTGCCTCGATGCTAGTCTTGTTATCCGTGATCTGCTTTGTGGATCCCTGTATGCTTTCTTTTGCCAGGTTCGCCTGACTGTATGCGTTCTGTGCGTTCTGCATATAGGTCTGTGCGTTTCTTTCGGACACAGCTGCATTCGTTTCGTGATTCTGTGCTTTCTCCAACGTCTCGCTGCACAGGTTCTGGATCTGCATGTACCATACCTGTCCAGTCGGTTCCACCATGATGTCGGATCCGTTCATTCCGTCGAAGACTTCTACCTCGACAGACATGGTCTTCATCACGTACTCGTCGCCTGCGAACTCGATGCAGAAGGACAGCGTGCCAGGATCCTGAAGTGCTCCGCCAGGAACTACCCAACCGAACAGAAGATATTCTTCATTTCTTCGTACATTGATCACTTTGTTGATGTCTGATATTCCTGTCTCTGTAACATAGATTACTTCAATATTCTTCTCTGACAGGTCAATGCCATCGTAGTACCGTGGCATCTGGAATGCGATATACTGCGAATTTCTTTCCCCGGAGATCAGTGTCTGCTTCCGAATTATTGAAATGCTTTTATCTTCTTTTGACACCTCGAAGACCATGTCGTCGCTATATCTATTCGAATGATCATAGCCGTCCATGTACTCATAGACTTCGCTCATGTTCCTTCACCTCCTTCTACTTCGTCCTCTTCCAAACATACACAGCCAGATATGGGGGCATATTACTGTGTGCCCGGCTGCCTCCTGTGTTGCTCGTTGCCACTGCTCCACCTGATCCTGTGTTCCCGGTTCCTGCTGCATTGCTTGTCAGCTGTCCAGATCCGCCGATAGTAATGCCGTGTGTATGCGCTCCGTTCGATGACGTTCCGTGTGTCGTTTTCGCCTTAGCTGCCTGTGCTGCATATCTCGCTGTTCCCGACGCAGCGTTCTTATTTCTGTCAACATTATGGCTGTGTGCACCTGCTGACGTACAGCTTGCCGTATGCCCGTGCGAATTTATCGTGTGTGTATGCGATGGGCCTGTATGCGTATGTTCCCCACCTATATGATTGTGTGCAGGAATCTGTTCTGTGGTCAGTGTTACGTTCTCACTACCTCCTGTTGTTCCTGCTTCATGGCTTCCGTCTCTTGCAAGTAAGAACTTGCCCTGGATTTCTTCCCATGTTCCTCCGAACAGGTTTGCCGGATTGGTGCTGCTCGCACTCATGTAGATCGCTCCTACCGGATAGATCAGATCGAACATTCCTGATAATGTCGGCAGTGGCACAAACAGCTTTGTCACGGCCGTAATGTTCAGATTATTCAAAGTTACTTCATACAGTGGAAAGTCGTCGATCGCGTCTCCTTCGTATAAGTTCCCACTTTTCAGTGCTGGCCTTGCTGGTGTCTGTCCCGTGTTGACTGATGCACCTTGTAGTACGATCAGCTCTGCGCTTTCCACTCCTGTCGAAGCGTCCTGCTTGTATCGGATCGCAATGACATCTTTTCTCGTCTTTCCCTGTGTTCCGTTGTTGATTGTTGCTTTTTCTGTTGCGTTGGTCGGTATGTTGATGTGTCGTCCCTGATTTACCAGGTCGCCACTGCCTATTGTGATCTCGTTGCTGCTTTCTACGCTTGCGGCAAACATTGTCCCGGTACGCATCACATACTTTCCTGTTCCGCAGACTCCAGCATGGTACAGCGCGTCATCTGCTGCTGTAACATGTCCGTGGCCTGCATATCCTGTTATTAAATGCACCATGTTTTAATTCACCTCGTATGTTATAGTCACATCATCATTGTTTATCTTGATGATCTTTTTGCATACTTCCTGGACTGCCGTGATCCCCGTCGTTTCCTCACTGGTTCCCACAATGTCTCCCACGTCGTATACTTGCTCCGTCTCTTCCAGGGCAATCTTCATGTCATCGGCCTGGTGTGCTTTCTCCATTCGCTCCACAGCGTTCTGTACCATGACAGCATACTGATCCGTGACCATTTTGAAGTATTTGTTCGCTGTCCACGCAGGTGCTACAGTTTCATCTGTTTCGCTGTAGTATTTGTTCTGGCTCCATGCCGGGGCCACGTTATCATTCTGCGTGTAGTATTTGTTCGCACTCCATGCCGGAGCACTGGTCGTATTGACTTCTGTGTAATAGTGGTTTGCCTTCCAGGCTGGCGGTACTTCGTAAGAAATCCGGGTGTAGTATGTCTTTGCTCTCCATGCCGGAGCCTTTTTCTTCTTCGTTTTGCTGACATTTTCATATCCGCCCTTTTTCTTCTTCTTGTAGTACGATGTGCAGCTGTCCGCCCAGTCTGTCGGTTTCCGCGTCTGCAATACATACTTGTATTTTGTGATTCCACTGACGTTCTGGTATTTACTCGTTACTCCATCGCTGTAGAATTCAAAATAGTTTTTATAGTTCTTTGACCAGTCAGAAGGTTTCTTCGCCTGCTTTCTGTACGTTGTCCTCTCTACGCCTTTTACGGATGTGTAACTGCTTCCGCTTTTTGTGAAATACTCTTCGTACTTTGTGCTCCAGTCAGAAGGCTGTGATGTCTGAAGCTGCTTCACCGTCTGCCCTTCTACATTCTTGTACGTGCTTCCACTTTTCACATAGTATTCTGAAAAATTCACGGCCCAATCATACGGTTGGATCTTCTGTAGCTTGTACTCGACCTCTACTTCTTCCACTTCTTTGAACTTGTCGTTGTCGTCCTGAAAAAAGTACGCTGTGCTGTTCTTCTTCCAGTCAGAAGGCTGTGACGTCAGCAGGATGTAGTTTTCTGTGATCTCTGCGTTCGGATAGTCCAGGATCTCCACCACCTCGTCCTCTCCATCCATCACCTTCTTACTCGTTCCCGGGATATAGTCACTATCCTGAAGTGGAACGTCTTTCGTTGCGTATGGCTGTATGCCTCCGTTTTCGTCGCAAAACAGATGGATCACAGCTCTGTTCTTCAGATCTCCCTGCCCCAGGCATATGATGTGGTTCACTGGCCTGTAGTTTTTTTCGATCGTGAAGTCCACCTGTGCTGTATTGAACTCTTCGTCCTGGCTGTAGTCCTGCCGGAGTTGTGCGCTCAGGACTACCTTTTTGTTTTTCCAGATGATATTCAACTTTGCGTCTGCGTCTTTCAGCATCTTGCATATTCCGGTATAGGCGTCTATATATCTATCCATCTGGAATGCCTGGATCTGTATTCCTGTGTCTTCCGACGATGCTTCAAACAGGTCGCCCAGGTCTATCCTGTCAATAATTGTTTGCAGTACTTTGTTGGCTTCTCCATCAAATACTGCGTAGTCCTGTCCGTCCTCCGGACAGATAATCTTCTTTTCCAGTATTCCGTGCCATGTTCTTCCGGAGTACATGATCTCGTCTTTCTCCGTGTTTACTTTTACTTTGTCGACGATTCCGCCGTACTCCTCGCCTTCGACGTACAGGAAGAAACCTTCTGTGCAGCAATGGCTCGCACGATCTATCGTGCATGTGAAGTTGTTCTCGTCAGATCCGTATGCCATATCCAGCTCATAGGCGTCCATGACGCCCTGATCTACTCTGTGTGCATCCGCATATATCAGATCCATTCCGGTTCCCCTCTTTCGTCGTATAGTGTGATGTCTACCTGCACATCTTTACTTCTCAACACTGGAAGCGTTCCTTCCGGCATCTTTTGGAAGATGTTGTTCTCCCTGTCTCTCTTGTCAAAGATGTTTGTCTCTTCTCCTGTGACCGAATACTGCCGGATTTTCTTTGTTATTGAATTTACCGTTGCGTATTCTCCGTCTTTCAGCGTCGTTTCCAGTCCATAGATATTCCCGCCTATGGTAATCTGTGGATCCACTGCTGCACCGTAAAAGATCAGCTCGAAGTTTGATTCTCCGATGCACTGGTTGTTCAGTATCTCGATAATCTCGCTTCGGTCGTAGTCGTACCCATAGTCTCGCGGATAGTCCAGTGTTCCTGTCTCGTTCGCCTGTGCTCTGTACTGGTATGTCGTCTTTCTGATCCAGGAAGGATTGACACTCAGGAACTCAATTTCATGTTCCACGCTTTCAAATAGTTCTTCGTAATCGTCGTTCGATGTTGAATGCACGAAGCCTTCTTTGTAGAAATTATTCCACCAGATCTTACCCGGTGTCATGTTCCTGACGTCCTTCTCGAAGATCCTGTGCATCGTGTACATGATCGCGTTGAACTCCTCTTTGTCTGTTGCCATGATACTCAGCTTCATCTTTGCCGTCTGTACGTTCTTGTAGAATCTTTTCACGCGGGCCAGACCATTGACGCCTGATATTGTCGTATAACTCCATGTGTTCTGTGTCAGTGCCTCCGGATCTTGTGCATAGATCCCGTTCTGCATAAGGTTCAGGATCGTTCCGTCTGCCGCTTCATAGTACAGCTGCATCATACATACCCCCTGACTACTCTTCCCAGCTGTCTGCCGTCCAGCTCCAGCGTGGTGTTCGTTCTTGCACATGCGTTTGCGATCTTATCCGCCAGGAGGTCATAGTCCAGTGTACTGTTCCCTACTACTGACTCCACTGCTGCCTGTACATATCCCTGTAACACGTCGATCGGCGCTACTGCTTCATATCCTGCTTCTCCTCCTACCATTCTGTTTCCCGTTGCGGTATTGATTCCGAACGAAGTTGCTTTCTTCAAGACCGCGCCCTGCGCATACCAGTCGATGCCGATGGAAGGCGCTGTTCCTTTTCCCGCGATACCATACGGCGGCGTACCTCCAGATATACGGAAGTGTGGCAGGTTAATGTGCGGCAGTGATATATGCAGTCCGGAGAACAGTCCTCTGATCCCTGACACCAGGTTCGCCAGTGTGTTCTTTGCAGTCTGGATCGGGCTTGTAATCGCCGACTGGATCCCGCTGAAGATGCTCGATACCGTTGACCTGATTCCTCCGAAGACAGATGTCATCGTGCTTCGTATTCCGTTCACTGTCGTACTGACAGCTGACTTCGCCGCATTGATCGGTGTTGTCACAGCTGTCTTGATTCCGTTCCATACTGATGATGTCACTGATCTGATTCCGTTCCACACTGTTGTTACGGTTGTTCTGACCGCATTCACTACTGTGGATACTGTCGACTTGATTCCATTCCATACAGTCGTCACCGCTGTCTTTGTTGCATTCACAGCTGTCGTCACCGCTGACTTCATTGCATTGAATGCAGTCGATGCTGCTGTGTTGATTGCATTCACGATCGTGGTCACTGTTGACTTCATCGTGTTAAATACATTGCTTACGACCGTACTTGCTGTACTTACTGCCGTCGATATAGCTGACTTTATTGCCTCGAACACTGTTACTACTGTGTCCCTCACAGTTGTCACGACAGTGATTACAACCGACTTCATTACCTCGAACGCCTGGTTCACGATATTTCGAAATGTTTCACTGTTGTTGTAGGCATATACCAGCCCAGCCGCCAGTGCTGCCAGTGCTGTCACTACCAGGAAGATCGGGTTCGCCAGCATCGTTGTATTTAGCAGCGCGAAAGCCTTCTGAACCACACTTATGACCGAACTGATTGCCAGTGCTGTCGCAAGTATCCCAAGTCCGGCAGCTACTCCGACGATCACAGCCTGAAGTTCTGGACTGCTCTGCACTACCTGTGCGATCTTCGTTACGACTTCCGACACCTGTTTCACTACGTCCGATATAACCGGAACGAATGTCTGTGACAGTGCTAAACTCACGTTGTTGGCTGCCTGGCTCCATGAATCTTGCATCGTAGTCGCGCCTTCTGTTGTTCCTTCCAGCGCCCCCTCATTGTTCTGAAGGGCCTCTGTCCATTTGTCAATCTGGAAGTTTCCGTTCTGGATATTCACGGCCAGCTCCTGCGCCGCTTTCTTTCCGAAGATGTCTTCCACTGTCTTTCCAGTGTCTCCGACCTGTGCCTGCAATGCTTCTGATACCGTGTCGCACTCTCCGATGGCTTTGATTGCTTCCTGGAATGTTCCTGGTACGTCCTTCGTAACGCCTGACAGGTTTGTCACTGCCTTCGTCATTCCGCCCATTACAGAACCGACATTTGCGCCGCTGTCTGAAAGACTGATCAGCAATGCCAGGGCGTCCGTTGTGTCATATCCTAACTCCTGGAATGCTGTGCTGTTGTTCGTGAGGTAGCCAGTCAGCTCGTCCACTGACATCTGACAGCTTTGGTTCGCTGTGGTCAGATCGTCCAGCAGTCCGTCCACATCATCAATACCTAAGCCCCAGCGCTTCGTCACGTTCGCAATCGAATCGACCGCCTTCGTTCCGTCTGTTCCTGTGTGCTTTGCAAAATTCGCGATCTTCTCTGTGACTCCTGCTGCCTGATCGCCTGTGATCCCGAATCTGGTATTCAGTTCCGCCAGGATATTGGACACATCTGTCAGACTAGAGTCCTTGTCCGCTATGTTGCTGTATGCTTTTTTTGCGGCGTCTCCCAGCTCTTCCAGAGCATCTCCTGAAGCTCCTGTTCCTTCTACGATAGCCGCTTCCGCTTCGTCGAATGACTGTGCCATGTCCAGCGCTGACTGTGCGATGTCACTGATCGCACTGGCGATTCCTGCATTGACTAGAATCTCTGCCATGCTGTCGACCTTTTCTCCAGCTGTGTCTGCTGCATCTCCCTGGTCGTTCATGGCGTCGTTTGTATCGCTGACCTGATGCATCAAGTTCTGTTCTTCCACCTGTGCATATGTCAGCTGATTCTCCAGTTTCTGCACTTCCGCACTGTCGTCGCCGTAAATATCACGGGCGACTTCCAGTTTTTCGGTCAGTGCTTCCTGTTTATCTCTGTTTGCTTCCAGCTGCTGCTGTAGCAGCTCGCTCTTTGTCTGTAGATATTCTGTGCTGTCCCCTGTGTTCTGGAACTGTGCCTCGTTCAGCTTCATCTCCGCACGCAAGGAACTCATTTCACTGTTTGCATCTTTGATTGCGGCAGTAAAGTCGGAAGTTTCTGCCGTGAACTGTATCTTTGCTTCGTTTTTGCTACCTGCCACGCCGTTCTCCCTCCTTCTCTATCGCGTATCGTAGCCATCTGTCATATGCTGCTTTATTCCTCAGTACTGCGTCCAGAAATCGCAGATCATGCTCCCAGAACGTACTCTCCGGGATCTCCATGATGATGACATAGAACGTGTAATAGTCTTCGATTTCGTATAGCTCGAATTTCGGAAGTCTGATGCCTCTTCCGGCTCCTATCTTCTTCGCTGCTTTCTCGAAGGCTTCTGCAAATTCTGTTTTTTTTCCTGTACTCCGAACAGCTGTTGAAATACCTGTCCGAACTCTTCCCTGTTGTCTGTCAGGTCATGCAGGAATGTGATCAGATCCGGTATATCTTCACCGACATGTGCACATGCGTATGCGATATACAGTACTTCTCCCATTTCAACCTCGTTCAGCCCGCCGTTCTTGCCCTGCATCTTCTTGTACAGCTCAAAATAACGGTCTGACAGATCTTTTCTACTCTTTGACAGTTCTGCAAGTGCTCCTAAGTTCAGAGTCAGGTCGATCTTGTTTCCGTCCTGTGTGCTGATTTGGTAAAATTTCGCCATGCTCCTGTTCTCCCTTCTGTTACTGGTCGTTTGATACAGGAACCACAGTGCTCTGTACCAGTGATGTGTCGAAGTGTTCCAGCCACTTTCCTGCTGTCTCTTCGTCCAGTTCGCTCTTCAGTGCTTCGTACATACACTCTCCGTTATCATCCGGAAGAAGTTTGATTGTAAGCTCCAGCTCCGGAACCTCTTCCTGTCCATTTTCTACAGGTCGTTTCGGCCCGCTTTCCAAAACACAGCGTGGATATGCTTTAAACTTTTCTACACCATCTTCGTCCAGGACTCTCTGTGTGATAGAGAATTCCGGATGGCTGCTGTTCTGTCCGTATGCATACACGCCTTTCTTCAAATTCGGTCTGTTCATGTCGTACATCTTGTTGTAGATGTCTCGCGGCACATGAAGGGATTCTGTGAGGGTTCCATTTCCGGTTCCTTTTACCTTTTCTTTCGCTATAGCGCCACGGCATTTCTTCGTAATAATTTTTACTTCCAGTTCTTCCTCACTGGATCCGACGCAGCTCATTGTTGAATAGCTCTCTTCATCTGCCATCTTGATGTGCTGTTCTTTTACTTCAAACTCTGAAAAAACACCATTTGTCATGTTCTGCTCCTCCTTAAAATTCTTCTGTCAGGTGTCCGATGCACAGTTCCATAATGCGATCGCTCGCACTCTCTGCACCTGACGCCATAAACTGCTGATTGCCAGCATGTTTCTTTGTGTTGCTTCCATCGTCCGGAAAATATAGATAGTTGTACGCGTTCACGGTCTTGATCGTAACCGACAGCATACCGTCTTCCTGTGTGAATGGCTGTGCTGCGCTTGCTGGTGCTTTCTTCCCTTTCCAGCGTCTTCCTGACGCCGGAAGGATCCGCATGATCTGGTCATTGATTTCCTTTGCGCCTTCTCCATGCAGTACATCGTTGATCTGTCGCGCAGCACCTTCTCCATACTCCTCCATCTTCTGCTGAAGCTCGTCCAGCTCCTGTGCGTCCAGTTCAAACGTTGCCATGTCAGCACCTCTTTTCCGGATGGAATAACGTGATCGTGGCAATCTCCACAACCATGTCCGTGTTGTTCTTAAATGTGTAATTGTACTCAACCGGATCCGCTGTCGCTTTCAGCTTCGCGCCTTTCTGCGCTTCCAGCGTTTCAATCACTTTCTGTATGTACCCTTCCGGGATGTAGTCTTCATGTACTACGTGCACCTGGTAGAATGTCTGGTAGTCCACACGGTTCGACGCTTTATCTGTCTTTTTCCTGTTGAATACAAAGTAGTTCCACTCTTTCAGGTTCTTTTCTCTACACGCTCCGTAGTAGGCTCCCGCCATCGGAACCTCTGTGCTTCTCGCCAACTCTTCAAGCGTGTTCTTTGTGGCCGTCAATATACTGCTCATTTGATCGTCCTCTCTTCCTCCAGATACAGGTACATTTCTTTCGCTGTTCTGTCGTGGTCTATATTGATGATGCTGTACAGCTTGTCTTCGATCGTGATCTTCTTTGTGCTGTCCACTTTTTCGTTCGATCTGGTCTTCACTTTCATTGACAGGCTGCGTCCGATGCTTTCTGCGAACTGGATGTCTTCGTCCCTCTTTGACTTTTCTTCGTATGCCAGCTTCAGGATCTTGTTCAGATCTTTCATACTTCTGGCATTCTTCACTGCCGAAAAATCTGTGTCCTGCTGCCGCTGTTCGCACACGTACAGCATTCCGTCGTTGTACCTGCTGAACCTACTCTTCATGTGTTGCTCCTTTCACTCTGTTGTAGTGCCGGATCCGCAGGATCTCCTTTCTGTATGCGTCTTCGAACTCATTCAAGCAGTCGTTCCATGCGTAGAGCATATAGTTCAGGTACAGCCTTCTCTGCATACCAGGGGCGAAGTAGTTTCCTTCTGCCCCCAGGATATGATTCAGTTCTACTTCTGCATCCATCATCATGTCGATGATCTTGTCATCGGTGTCAGAGTCTGACCACGTGATATTCAGATGCCGCTTCACCTGCTTCAGGCAGTCGGCTGGCATATTATCCCTGTTCAGCACTCTTTCTCACCTCTTTCTCAGGCTGTTGCGTCCGGTGTGCCTTCCGCCTGGATGTATGCAGCTTTCAACTTGCTGATGTCCAGAAGGATCGCTACGGTGTTGTCGTATGCTTTACCCATTCCGTGAAGTTTGATCTTGAACACTCTCTGATCAGCCAGGAACTTGAACTCGTCACTGTATTCCAGTGTTCCGTCCTTGCTGGTTCCAAGTCCCATGAAATACTCTTCTGGAAGTACCAGAATGGCCTTTCCCGTTTCCATCTCCGAAGATCTGATCACTTCTGTCGGGAATGGGAATACACTTGTTGTGTAGCTTCCGATTGCTGACAAGACTGTAGTCGCTGGCATGATCTTGCTCAGATAGTCCTGCATGTTGCAGATCAGTGTTACCTGATCGAATACACGGTCGTTTCCTTTCTCTGTCTTTGCAAGTTGTGCCAGAACTTTTCCATACTCTTCCGGCATGAAGCTGGTCAATGCTACAGCCTCCTTCTGTGGATAACCTGTTGATGTACTCACGCTCACGCCTTCGTGAATATCTCTGTCCATTCCGATCGGACACTTGTTGCCATTTCCTGAGATGATTGCTTTTTCAAGTGCCTTTGCAAGTGCTTCCTTCAGGAATGCACGAATGTAAGCGTCCAGGAATACCGGGCCAAGCTCAAGCATATCCTTCTCGATGATTGCAAACGCGGACAGCTTGCACTGCTTGATCTCTACAGTCTTGAAGGAAGATGTGATCTGCTTTGTGATCTCGTCATTGACGTCGCCCCATACCGCAGAATCTGCTGTGTGATCGTTCAGGATCCATCTTGTAAGGTACTGCACAGATACAAAATTGATCCTTGCAAGCAGTGGATGCTCTTCTGTCAGTTCTCTGTACACATCTTCGATGATGGTTGTCGGCATGACCTCCGGTGTCAGAAGACCGTTCATAGCCTGTACAGTCTTCTGTTTTCCTGCCTCGATGACTTTCTCGTAGTATTTCTGTTCCGTCGCTGTAAGCACACGGAAGCCTCTCTGAAGCAGCACTTCTTTGTCTCCGTGGGCGCTCTCAAAGTCTGCCTGCACAGTGCTGGCAATGCTTTCCCCGAATTTCTCGAAGGCTGCTGTGATGTTTTCTTTGTTTCCGCTTTCGATTGCGGACTGCATAGCGACCACTGCGTCGCGTACCGCTGAATTTGCCTTAAACATTACTTTTGTGTCCTCCTTAAATTAAATTTGTGAATAATGTTTTCAAAAAGTTTTCTTCTGGTTTCGGATCGCCAGTCTGTTTCTGGCCGTCAAGATGCTGTGGATCACCTGCTTTCTTCATGCCGTCCAGTGTTGCCTGGATATCGTCAAGTTTCTGCATGATTGCATCGCCTTTCTGGTTCTGTGCTCCCAGTACGGCCTGTCTGATCATGCTGAAGGCTGTCTGCTGCGTTTCTTCGTCCTCTTCTTCCTGGTCTGCGATCTCTGTCGCGAATCCAAAGTCAAGACATTCCTGTGCGGTCAGCCATGTTTCAGCGTTCATCTTCTCCTTGATCTCGTCCTCCGTCAGATTGCACACAGACTTGTATGCTTCAATGCTGGACTGGTTGATCTTGTCATTGTCTTCTGCTGCCTTCCGCATCTCCTCGCTGTTGGCATATCCTAGGTATGACATGCAGTTATGGATCATCAGAAGGGCGATTGCTCCCATTGTTCTGACATCTCCTGCGCAGAAGACGATTGTTGCAGCAGAACATGCGAAGCCGTCGCAAAATGTATGGATCTGTGCACTGTGACGTTTCAAGCTCGAATAGATAGCCAGTGCTTCCGCTACTTCTCCGCCGTAGCTGTTGATGTACACGTTGATCGTGTCCACGTCCAGCCCTTCGATTGCCTGCTTTACGTCTCGCGCAGATACTTCTCCTTCACTGCATCCCCAGTTCCTGTACAGCTCTGCTGCTGATGTGATGTCTCCGTAGATATTGATGTCCGCTGTCCTTGTTTCTGCGTTCTCTACGATCTGGTATACTGCTTTTCGTTTCATGCTTTGTTCTCACCTCCTTCTGTCCCCTTCAGGAATCTTCCGATCTCCTCGAAGTTCTTCGTGATGAAGTGCTTGCGACTCCATTCTGTATTCAGCGGCGCCATTCCTAGCTCTTCGCGTACCTCGTCGATGCAGTACGTTCCGGAGCTGATCAGATTTGATATGCCTGCCGCTATGTTGAACAGGTCACGATGCTGGATCTTGCCTGTGTCAACCATGTAGAAGTTGCCTTTTATGTAGTTCTCTGCTCCTCCGCGTTTGTTCAACCCTTCCGTGATCATGTCTGCGTATGGATCCACACCGAAGGACAGGAACGCTCCTACGACCTCCGACATGTTCGTGATGTTCCCTGTCATCATTGATTCAGGTATGTGCATCGCGCCCGCTACCGTCTTGAATAGATCACTCCGGAGCTGTACGAAGTCCGCTGAACTTTTTGCTGACGTGGTAGCCTTGTCCGGTTCCAGGCTGTAGCCGTCAAATTCCGGATAGACCGCATTGTCAGATTCTATATAACTTTTCAGCTGCTCAGATATTTCGTTCTCGAACTCTTTCTCAAACTCCTCGTCTCCAGACTTCACTCCGTCAATATGGATCTTGTACTTCTGTCCGTTTGACTTCTTAAACGCCTGTGCTGCTGCCGACATGATCTTTCCGTACTCTTCGTACATCCCGTCGATCAGCTGCTTCACGTTGATATTGTCCAGCGTGAACATATAGCAGTCATTTTGTGTGAACGTCTTGCTGAACTGAAAGTTTCCTGTTGTCACTCCGCTGTATATGTCTCCCAGGATCGGACGCTCCTGCTCCCTGATCCATGAGTCTGCGCAGTACAGTTTCCCGGCCGCGTCAACGACCAGGGCCTTTCCCTCTCTGATTGCCTTGTTGATGACTTTGTGCCAGAAAATTGAACTTGTTTCGTTTGCGTTTGGTGACACGTTCAGGAGGAAATAGTCTTCGCTTTTTGTTGGTTTCCCTCCGACGAAGCACTTGATCTCTGATCGTGATATTGCGTTCGCGATCAGCGACGTAGCCGTGTAGATTGCCAGCTCCTTGTAGTACAATTCTGCCGGAATATCTATCACGATCGCTGTCGCATCGCCTCCGACCTGTTCCTTCGTCGGCATGATCCTTTCAAGAAAATTACTGATCCATCCCATTGTCCTCACCTCCTCGCTATAGTGTTATCGTTCTGACTTTTCTGACTTTCGGTCGTTCTTTTATCTTTGATTCTGGAACCATTGACGCCACCAGGGCCATGAACGGATCCGTCTTTCTGCTTCGTGCTTCGATCTTTGCGTATACGAACGAACCCTTGTCAGCTCCCTGCTGCCGTCCGTACCGGATCACTTTCGTGTTGTTGGTCGCCCATCTCAGCACTGGATCGTCGCCCCAGTGAAAATACTGGTTCAGGAAGCAGTGGTCTATGATCGGAACTACCGTGATGATGTCTGTCTGTTTCACAAGCATCAGGTTTCCGTGTTCTTTTGAGATCCCAACACGTGCCAGTGCATCAGATAGCAGTGAGTACCTGTAGTTATCTATCGCAACCATAGCAATCGAATACTTCTTCCCTGTCTCTGCGATGTAGTTCGCAATGACAGACGGGTGGATCTCAATGTCGTCCACATACTCCAGTTGTCCCTTTTTTACCCACTCGCGCCACGGAGCCTTGATCCGTGGAATGTCTTTCGATGCTGAACAGATCCAGGCGTGATTGATGTCGTATCGTTTGTCTCCGTCCTTGAAGTGGAAGTTGACTGCTGCAAAGTCGGACGTCTTCATGTAGTCGATCCCGACAGTACAGCTCCAGCCTTTCAGTTCCGGCAGCTCTTTGTTCGTTGCTTTGATGTTTTCCCAGGAAGTGACTGCTGCTTCCTTCGCTCCAGCTGTCAGGTTCATTCGTTTCGACATGAACGCAGGCAGCCTCTCCGGATTCTTCTTCCACTCCCTGTACTCTTTCCTTGTTTCAGCCAGAAGGTTCGGCAGGTATGGCAATGACGGATTTGCTTTTGTCCAGTTTGCCTCGTCGTCAACCTCTTCTTTGCTGTCCAGGCGGCAGATAAATGGCAGCAGGCCGTTGTCGTCTTCCTCTCCCTGCAAGATGCCTTCTGCATCTTCCAGAAGGTCGTCCAGCGGCCCCTCTCGCACGTCTCCGTTTGTCGTGTAGTAACTCCGGCGTGGGTGTTCTTTCTTTCCCAGTCCGGTCGTAAACACATTTATGTTGTCATAATTTTCATACTGGTGGATCTCGTTAAAAATCACGATGCCGGAGCGCAGGCCGTCCTTGCCTTTCGGGCTGTTGGTTCTCCCTTTGACCGTACTCTTCGTCTTGCTGCATGTGATCTTTTCCTTTGTCCATCCGTAAAACTTCTGTATCTTCCGCAGGATCTTCGGCTCCTCAAAGAATCCGGTCAGATCCTGCACCGGACGCATGGCCTGTTCTTCGTTGTTGGCACAGATGTCCACATCGTACTCTCTGATTCCGTTGTACGGCGAAGTCAGGCAAAACGCTTCGACGGCGATCGTTCCGTCTTTGCCTGCTCCACGTCCTAACATGGCAAACAGATCCGGCCAGCGCGGCATCCCGCTGTCGTCCCAATATGTGCAATCGTGCAGGGCGATGATAAACTTCTGCCACGGAAAAAGGTCAAACGGCACATACTCTCTTGCAAGGTGCATGTATTTCGATAACTGCTCTGTATTGACGTGAATTTTTTCGTTTTTGAAGCACTTTTTCACGTGTTTTACAAGCAATTTTTGATCTTTACTGCACTTGTATGTGTCCTTTTCAACAATGTCGATCCAGTCCTGGATCTCTGTGATCCTGCTGATGTCTGTCACAGCTCGATGTCTTCCTCTGCGACCTTATCCGTCGTCAGTCCCAGGTCTTTCAGGATCGTCAGCATTGCCCTGGTGTACTGCGGTAACAGCTTCACGTTCGGATTGTCCTTTTCGTACTCTTTTCCGGCGGCAGACGTTGCAGTGTAGGACAGGCCGCGCTTCTTGATGTCGGCTTTCATCTTCTTGACCAGGCGGAAATACTCGACATAATCGTCCACCAGTCCCTCGAAGTGCGACACGTCTGCTCCCTTTGCTCTCAGCTGTGTCATCAGTGACTCCCTGATCGCCTTCTCTGATTTAGCTGCCATATCCATCACCTCACTTTTTCCTCGCGTATGCGCGCGTAGCTTTTTTGTCGTGCCCACCTTCCCGTTGTTGGTTTCCCCTTCAGGAAGGGGCTACGGGGTGGTGGGGGTGTCACCATCTTTCTTCGTTCACATATCTGTCGTCGTTCTCCTGCGATCTGTTCCTTCGTCTTCGTTTTTCCGGGTGCAGCTTGTTGTGGCACGCCTTGCATACTGGCATCAGGTTCGTGTACGTCTTACCCTCGAAGGTGTATGTCTTACTCAGTGCAAGCGCCGGATGCTTCCGTACAAACTGCACATGATGCACTGTGCTGATCAGCTTCTTGTTCCCGTTCTCGTCCACGTCGTAGCGTGTGATCCTTCCGGTCTTCCTGCACTCAGCACATTCGTAGTGGTTCTCCTTCAGGACTTCTTCCTTCAGTGCGATCCACTCCTTCGACTTGTAGAACTTCCACAGCTGTCCCTCACGGATCAGCTCCTCAATCCAGTTCTTCAGTTCATCTTGTTTCAATCTCTCCACCTCCAGGCAAAAGAAAAAGAACCCCGGTTTGTTCCAGGGTTCTCCTTCTTTCCGGTATGTTCATCGTACCGTTTTCCTTGTCCTGTGAGTGACGCACTTATATTCTCCCTGACATCAGGAAGTAGAAGCGGCGGCGCAGCGTATAGAACAGCGTGCTGCCGCATGGTATTCCCTTCTGTTGCATCTGCTGGAAGGTCGTTCCTTCCTCTGTGACATACTCCAGCATAAACGGATAAAGTGCAGGATAGTCCTGCACTGCCTCCGCCACTGTGTTCTCGATCTTCCGGATCTTCTCCTCGATCTCTGCGACGCTGCTTCCGTGGTCATCCTCGCGTGCTCCACTGGTCAGCGCCTTGTGCCATTCTCTGTATTGATGACAGTATGAGTATGCCGTCAGGAACGCGTGCTTGCTGATTCCGTAGCGTCTGTTCAGTGGTCGCACGTTTGGCATGTCTTATCTCCTTTCTTTCCGACACTTGTCGCAGTCACCGAAGGATGCCCCGAAGCATCCTCGGCATGTGACTGGCTTAGTCTGTGGTTTCGTGTTCCTGTCCTTCTGTTTCTTTGCTGGCTTTCGTTTCGTCTGCATCCTCCTCCTTCTTTCCGGTGATGATCTCTCTCATGTATCTGTGCGGCACTTCTGCCCTGATCCCGTTGAAGATCAGATCTGCCTTTGCCGCGTTCTTCATCAGCGTCTCCAGATCCGACACCTTCAGCTGTACTCTGTCCTCTGCTGTGATTGCATCCATCAGTCCCATGTTCTTTTCTCCTTTCGCTCTCCTGCGCCCTGCGTGGCGGGCGCTGATTATTTGATTGCTTTCGCTCCGATGACGCAAGCCGGGGCGAAGCGACTGCTGTTCACTGCGTTGCTGCTGCTGACGTAGCCGGACGCGCTCACAATCCACGTATAGTTCGCGCTGCCTCTGTACGCAGATCTTGTCCAGTGCCACTCTGTCTCCTGTTCCGGATTGACTTTCACGCAGTCGCGTTCGGATCTGAACCGCTGGTACTTCTTTTCTTCGTCCTTCATTTCTTCCACGGACAGAAGAAAGAACGTATCCAGTGTTGCCTCTCTGTCTCCGTTCTCCTTCAGCACAGGAACCAGGAGTCTTCTGAAGCCTTCCTCGAATCTCTCTTTGAAGGCGATGCTGTTCATGTTTCTGCGAATGCTGGACTTTTCCCACTTGTTACAGCCGTTTTCGTCGAATGGCATTTCATCGAACGGAAGATCTGCGAACTGTAATGTCATTGTTCGCATGTCTGGATCCGCAGCCTTGTCCTTGTCGTAGTCCAGGATATTCAGCAGGGCCGTTCCAATCCCTTCGACCTGGACTGTGATCTGTCCCTCTTCTCCGAATGTTTCTCTTGCCTTGCCTGCTGCCAGGATCTCCTCGATCTGCTCCCATGTGTACTCTGCTTCTCTGATCGTTCTTGCTTTCATTGTCTGTTCTCCTTTTCTGTTCAATACTCTTTCTTCGCATACCGGGCACACCATTCTTCCCTCCGGTATGATTTCTCCACACATCACGCATCTGTCTTCCATCGTTGTCTCCTAGTCGAACGGAAGCTCTTCTTCGATTCCGTCCGGTATGTTCATAAAACCGTCGGCTCCTGTGTCTGGTGATGGTGGTGGTGTCTGTTGTGCGTTCCGATCTGCTGCCGCCTTGCTCTCTGCGAACTCTGCTTCTTCCACGACCACATC